TTTAGGTGCTGGGACTTTCATGCTTAGTTAGGCTTTTGAACTTTCATAGATGCTTTAACCATACCACCAGCATTATAAAGAGCTTTACCACCTTTACTAAATTTTAATTTTCCATCTAATTGTTTAAAAGCATCTTTACCTGATTGAATATTCATTTCATTTTTTAAACGCTTTTGTAGTAATGCATCTTCTTTTAGCATTTTATCAACATTCTTATTACGAACTGCATCTGTTACGTATTTACCTGTTTTTTTACCCTCTACTTTAGCTGTTAAAGATGCTTGTCTTTTTACTATAGCTTCTTGGGCTTCTTTTACTACTTTAGGTCCATATTTTTTTATTGCTGCTTTAGCACCTTGAGAACCAATCATAGCTGCTGCACCTTTTAAAGCTACAGGGATTACAAAAATTGCCATTATTTTCTTTCTCCAATTTTTTTAGTTTTTTCAACATAACTTCCGACTGTTAAACTTTCGTTATACCCAGCCATCTCTTTACACTTCTCTTCTTTTTCTTCAATTGAGTTGTAGTATTCTACATTTCCGCTTGGGTCTGGATTACCTTTCATTTGTTCTTCCATTTTATTTCCTTTAAAAAGTGGAGGAGTCCGAAGACTCCCCCGAGTTTGGTATTAGTCAATACCGTAGAAAGCTGATACTAAAGCTTCACCTCTAAGTACTTTCGCACCGTAGACATGAAGACCTCTAACGATATCACCAAAACTTGAAGGGTCACGAAGAACCTCAGTTGAGACGATAGTTTGAGCAGTAGCAGTAGATGAGATATGACCAGCTAAACATTTACCAGCAGCATTAGTTGTTGCAGCAATGTTATTAGATTTGTACATATCAAATCCTCTTAGTTTTCCACTTGATACTAAACCATTTCTGATTGAACCTTGACCTGCGTTGAAGTCAACAGATAGTAGTTTAGAAGAAGCTTGACCTAGAACTTCGTAGAAGTCAGGACTTGCAACGAACCAACGACCTTCTTCAGGTACGTTTTGCTCGTCTAATAGTCTTGCCATTCTAGCCATAACGTCTATTGGGTCATGCTCACTGGAACCAAATCCAATGTCTAAGTTACCTGTTCCATCAAATGTACCAGCAGCTAAATCAGTAGCGTTGTCAGAACCTAACACGTGGTCAGGACCTGAACTTGAAACACCACTAAACATAGTTGCTATTACAGCAGCATCAAAAGAATCTTTTAATGCATATGCAGCAGATGAAGATGCCACTTCTTTAAAGTTGACATGTGACATTTTAGTTTCAATATCATCTACGATGAATTTGAAAGCTTTTGCACTATCAACAACAAGTGAAGTTTCAGCATCAGTTAACAAGGTTTGAGTTGTATCAGAACCCCTTGTGTAGTCTGATACAGAAATTACAGGTTCTTTAATAATCTTTACAGAGTCTCCATAAGCAGATATTTCACCAGCGTAATCAGTGTTAGTAATAGCTTCTACAACCGAAGATTTTCTGAAAAAGTTTAAAACCTTTTTAGAGTAAATCGAAGGTAGGAAGAAACTATTAGTTTGATTAGCTACACCGGCAGCAAAGTTACTGGCTGATGGAGAAGAACCTTCGTCAAAATATTGAGCCATGTTATACTCCTATAGTATAGTTTGTAAGTTAATAATTATTTTGCTATTCTGCCTTCGGACATTGCTTGACTTATTTCTTTTTCAAACTTATCAAACTCATCCATCGACATATTAGCAATTTCCCTTTCAGTCCAAACTTTCTCGCTTTTAGGTTCAACCGCAGTTGTTTTAGTTGAAACCATATCAGCAGCAGATTTCTTGGACTGTTTAGAATCTGACTTCTTAGGTGCAGAATCTATGCCAATATCACGTTTAAATAAATCCAAAGCTCTTGAAGCTAGGTCAGCATCGTCAGCATTTTTGTATATCCAATCTTGAATAGACTTAGGCTGTTCTTTTGCCCACCCATGAAAATCATCACTGTTTCTGATATCTTCAAAATCAGGATGCTTATCCATCAATCGCTTTTCAGCATCTTTACGAACTAACTCTTTTTCACGTTCTTGTAGTCTTTCAAGTTTCTCTTTTAAGTCTTTAGATTTCTCTTCAGCCTGTAAATGTGAAACAGTTTCTACAACTTCGTAAACATCAGGATACTCTTTTCTAAACTGTTCAATTTCTTCAGCAGATTTAGGAGCTTTGTAGGTTTGTCTATTTTTAGTAGCTTCATCTATTAGCTCTTGTTCTCTAGCTTTGAACTCATCTAACTTAGAGTCATAATGCTTTTTCAAGTCATCGTAACGTTTTTTGTAGTCAGGTTTCTTATAAGGTTGGTCTTTAGGACTTTCCTGTTGAACTTCCTGTTCTACTTCTTGTTCAGGTTGTTTTCCTTTTGCTTTAGGTTTGTCAAAATACATTCCTGTTGCATCTTGAAAATTTTCCTCAACATCCGTATGCCATGATTTTTTTTGGTTGTAAGGATTGGCATTATCCTCTTGTACTTCAGTAGTCATATTCTTTTCTCCTACTCAGGGCTTCGTTTTAACAAGGTAGCTGCGATGTGCACTTGCAGGGCTTGTCTTGTAAAGGTAGCCTTTCGGTTTATAAAATGATAGAGTGCCTATGACGTCTTGGGTAGCTCTATCGCCTTTTTAGCTTCTGACGTGTTGTTGGTTGGGGTCTAGCATCATATTAGCTTTGATACCTTTCGATATCTCGTCTTCATCTTGTGCCATTCTCCCAGCAGAATCAACTGTTTCTTTAACGACTCTAATCTCCTGTCTAGCAGGTTCATCATCGCCTTTAACGACTACAGTCTCTTCATCCATTTCACCGCCATTCGCCATTCCTTGTCTTTCATCTGCTTTCATTTCTGCATCTTTCATCATTGCCATTAAGTTGTCGGCTCCGATTTCTTCTACAGCTTTTGCAGTGAAGACAAATTCTCCATCAGATAACCGTGCAGGTATACTGTCGGAGACTCCTGTGCCCGGACCCTCAACAGGTCCTGACCCAGCAAATTCTGAAGCAACTTCTACTACTTTATCAAATAGCATAGATAGTTGCTCATCTTGTTCTAGTTTTGACATTAGCATATCTTCTTCTTCTTCTGATAATGCTTCGTCAAGTATAAAATCTAAATAGTTGTCCTCCATCTCTTCGTCTGATTCCATAGGCATCTCTGATTCCATTGGAGGTTCTTGTTCGTTGTTCATTAACATAGACATTTGATCATCTACGTTACCACCCTCTGCAAAATATCCCATTTTATTTCTTACTTCTTTAGGAAGTTTTGCAAGTCCTTTATTATCTTCAGGTATTTCTTTTAAGTTTCCACCGTCTGCTTTTCTCATTCTATCAGATACTTCAGCTTTTTCTTCAATCATTTTCTTTTCAAGCTCATTAATCTGACGAACTATATCTTGAGCATCTTCTTCTTGACCACTGTCAACAGCTCTTTGATACACATCCATAAGAAACCTCATTTGTTTTTGATCTTCGGTTTCTGTATCGTGTGATCCTCCGTGCTTATACTGATATCTTTCATCATCATTTTCTAGTAATCCACCGCCCATTTTAACTTGTCTACTTCTATTAGGACCGGGTTTTCCTACTGGAGAAGATTTAGAACCCATTACATAAAGTTCTTTAAATTCATCTCCTTTATCATTTAATAAATCTACTAAATCATAATATTTATTTAAAGACTTTCTACGTTCATCTGAAGAATAGTTTTCTTTATCTTCAAAAATATTTTTTAATTTACGTAATTCAGATTTAATATTTTCTTCTGTTTTATTCATCAATCTTCCTTTCTATTGAGGGCTTCTTTAACCTGCTCCGGTAGCTGCTCCAATCGTACCACTGAATTCACTTTCCCCTGCAACCGGAACATTTCCGATTCCGATGTTGCCACCACCAGTGCCTGTAGGTCCAAGTTCTTGAGGTTGAGCAGGTGTTCCTGCAAGACTTCCCATACCTCCGGGTTGTTGACTATCGGGTTGAGCTTCCTCGCCAGTTGTTTGTCCAGCATTTTGCATTCCTATTATTTGTGCCATGATAGCTGCTTCTTCAGGATCGTTGAGTATTTCATCAGGGTCTAAATCTAAGCTATAGGCTAGTTCACTAACAAGTTTAGAAATCTTAACAAATGGTGCAATAGCTGGACTTTGTGCAGTTTGTAAGAACATAGTAAGTCTTTGTGATCTTACTTCTTTCTGCATCAAGCTATTTGTACCAGTAGCTTTAACTTCTAAATCGCCTTTCACATCTAAGTCACCTTCAAAGAACTGCATGTTCCATTGAAAGAAAGACTCTCCAAGTGGTCTTAATAAAAAGTCATCAAGATTTTTGACAACTGTTTTAATATTAAGACTTGATGCTCCGAGTAACATGGACATACCTGAAGCAGTCCTTGTCATACTTTGAACACCAGTCTGACCATGTGAATAAGATGGTATGCCGGTTTGTTCGTCTGCAAGTTGTCTAAACTTGTCAAACATCATCATATTCTCAGGTGCAGTGTTTGGAAACTTCAAACCATGTATGGCTTGTCCGGGCATACCAGCTTGTCTTCTGAATATTTTACCCGGATATATTTCCATTGACTGTCCACCTACTAAAGCTGATTCGTCAACATCAAAAACTAACGAACCTGCCATTGCTAGATTATCTACAGCCATTCTTGCATGACCGTTCATAATCTGCTGTGAATCATCCATGTTTTCTGCTACCCCAATACCAAAGAAGTTATAAGGATTTCTTTCGTATGGGAAAGCATGATAAGGTATTCTGTACGGAGTAAATGGATTAATTACTGCTCTAAGTAATTCATTACCACATATCCATGCATTAATTTGTACCTCATCTAAATCATCAATGCTTTCATCTAATTCTATACCAACTTCTCTAGCGTATTCGGCATCCATGATACCCCAATACTCAATAACTTCAAAGTTAGTTTGATACTCATCATTACGAGCATCATCTTTTAATTGATACTCAAAGTCTTTTTCAATATAGTTTGGACCTTCAGTTAAACATGCACGAATTGCATCTTCGTCAAAGTAAGGCATGTTACGAAGTTGTCTAAGCTGTGATTTATTCATCTTATGACGATGAACTACATACTCACACTCTTCAATACTTGTTGCAGCAGGGTCAGGATAAAAATCCCAACAGCTTACAAATTCTATTCTAGGTACTCTAACTTCGATAGGGTTGTAGTTTCTTTCACCATCTTCACCCATATCCCATTTGTTTAACTTTTTGTTAAAATTAAATGGTCCTTTTACAATCCCTGTACCAAGTAGAGAAGATTCTAAAAGAGCATTTCTTATTTCAGATGAACCTTTCGATTCATCAATTTGATCATGGATAAGCTTTTCCATTCTTCTCGCAGCTTTTTGAGCTGGAGATAATTCTATTGCTTGTGGATTTGGACTAAAGCCTTCAACTAAACTATCTTCAACTTGATCTTCAATTGTGTCAGTAAAGATACCTTTGTTAAATGTTGCTCCGGGTTTTAGAACTTTCCCATCACCTTCATAACCAACATCGTATGGATTATCTTCAATCCGATTACCGATATCATCAGGTATGGATGTTTCTAATCCGGGTTGTGGGTTATTAACATCTAAATGAGCTTGACCTAACTCACCTTCAGGTATTTTAGTTTCTGCAATACCAATAGGAAACTTACCGGTTCCAAAGATAACATCGACAAGTTGTCCAAAGGCAGCAAGGACTTTTGTTTTTGTAATCTTTACAAAGATTCTAGATTTTTCAGAATCTCTAAATTTAACTGATTTGTTATATAACCCTCGATAGTTTTCGTAAGCTTTTAGCCATCTAGTTTCATCAGAGTTTCGAGCATCTTCGGCTTGATAGAATCTACTTTGAATAATACCTACGAGATTACTTTTTTGTTCGAGTTCTAAGGCTAATGTCTTTCCAGCTTCACCTTCAACATCCATGTAAATGTTGTCAGCGTTTAAAAATGTATTCTCGTTATCTGCCATATTTAATATCCAAAGGTAGAATCAGAGGGAAGATGTATTTCTCTTTTTATACCTCTAAGTCTTTCTAATGGGCTGTCCATTCTTGGTCGGCTCATTATCATATAACGCAATGCATCATATGCGTGGTCTGAAGCATGTGTATCTACATCTTCAGGATTGGTCTTTGATAACGGTATACTTTGGAGTTCTCGTATTAGATTAGGGCAAGTATTAAATATTTGCAGCTTTGGTCTACCGTTTTCTCTAACCTTTAGGAACTCGTGTATTTGAATTTTACCTTGTATTCTATTCTTATCAGCACGTCTAAGCTTATGACCTGCTCTAACTAAGGCTTCACCAACGGTAGGTCCGGTTGTACCGGTTTTTGCCCACGCTGCTGTATCTAATACACCGGGAACCGAAAAAGGGTCCACCAGCTCCATATCTCCTATTATAGCCCCTAATTCTTCTCCTGTCAAGCCTTTTTTGTATAATTCTCGATAAATTATCAAAGTTCCATCATTAATATCTATAGTTCCCCATAAACAACAGCTTTCAGAGGCATACCCATAGTCAATCCCTTTAACTCGTTCCCAAGCAATCGGCAACTCAAAGGGTGTAATTACATGGACATTCGGGTCAAACTCTACAAATGCAGCACCTTCTGCAACTTCCCAATTACCTTCAAGTAACTGTCTACGTTGTATTGGAGGTAGTGATTTAAGCATTTGCTCATACACTCCGTCATTAGCAAGATAAGGGTTATCAGCTAACTTAGCAGGAATAAACTTTCTTGTTAGCCCATCGGTTCCTGTAAATGATGTGTTAGATTCTGAAGGTTCTATGTATCTACGTTTTACCCAATGAGCACCAACACCACCGGGGTTAGCAGTACAACGTAAGTAGGTTTCTATTTCAGGGTCTGTTGTTCTAAGACGTGAAGCAAGATAGTTCCAACTAAACTCTGTAGGTAAGTGAGTAATCTCATCAAAACCTATCCAAGAATATGCTTGTCCTTGATATCTGTATACATCAGCATCTCTCTCAAGGAATCCAAACTCTACCTTTGCACCGCTAGGAAAGTTCCAAAGCTTTTCAACTTCTCTAAACTTAGCACCCGGAAAAGCTTGTGGATAAAGTTCACGTGATTTATCAATCATCTCACGTAACTCCGGCATAGACCTTCTAAGTATTAAGGCTCTATGAGCTTTCTTGTGACAATAACGAAGTGGATCAACAATCATCGCAAATGATTTACCACCACCGGCTGCTCCACCATAGAGAACATCTTTCTCTCCAGCAGCTAAGAACTCTGTTTGCGGACCTTCGTTAGGATGGAATAATACTTTACGATCTTGTAAATCTTCTCTGACAGCCTTTGGCAAGTTGTCAAGTTCGTCTTTAGTAACAGGACCTTCTACAGTCTTGTCAAGTTTTTGAATTGTTTCTTTTTGTTTTTTGAAGGACTTTCTAGCGTTGTTGAGTTTTTCCTCAAGCTTTTTGATATTACGCTGTTTACGACCTATGGTAGCACGAGCAGCTTTGACAGCTTTCTCGGTTGTGGTTTGTGGTCTACCTGCTTTTTTTCTTGGAGTTCCGTCTTTCTTTAAGACAAAATTACCTTCATCATCTTGCAAGTAGAGATGAGGATTGATCTCCCAATCTTTCGTTTCGTTTTCCATATTTCTTATCTATATGTTTTTTTAAACCGGGAGTTGAGATACGTCTATCTGTTGCGTACTCTAACCAATCACATGCAGCTTGAAGTGAAACTTCTTCATTGACAATCATCGTTTCAACTGTTTCAAGTGCTTCTAGTTGTTCGGGTATAGGTTTTAAATAACCTGTTTCTTCATCAAACTCATAGCCAAACGGTATGGTTGATGTAGTTCGCTTTATGTATCCTTCAGGTATTATCATTTAACTTTACGATACTTGCGAACTTTTCTTGCAGTTTTTTTAGGTTGCTTTGAATGTTGTTTACCTTTTGCTGTATCTTTTCGTTTCTTTCTTGAAGTAGCTGCATACTCTTCATCAGATAAAGCTTTGATTGCTTTTTCAGGTAGATATCGTTCTCCAGTTTCTGAAGACTTCTTACCTGACTTGGTTCTCCACTTTTGCTTGGTCCAAGCTCTAAGACTTCTTTGTGACTTTTTTAAAGCCATTATTTATAACCACCACCAGCTTTCTTATACTCACTCGCTAAAAGCTGGGCTTTCCGAGCTGACCATTGACCGGGTTTACCACCACGAGAACCAGCCTTAATCTTCTCGAAAAGCCTCTTACGCAT